CCTGCCGTTGCAAGCCTTTTTTTAATTTAATCATGGCCGATTCCTCCCGTAGTTGTTAGCCAACTTGCATAGTATGCGACTAATGCGAACAAATCAAGTCCCAAAGTGATTTCCAGTCAAACGGCTCAGTCAAACGAATTACTGGCTCGACTTTAGATATGCCTTCCATTTTCAGATCGAGAGCGTCGTATCCGCGATACAGAAGTATTTCCGGTTCAGATGTACGGGGCTGTCTTTTAACAAGCACCCAAGTTGAAGCATGGCTATGAATATTAAGAAAGGCCACTTGGTGCGGCCGCAGATCGACAGTGTTCCCTTTAGTCACCTTTAACTCGATCAGATGTAGTGCTCCTTGGTCATCACAAACTAAGAGATCGGGTATGCCTGCGGTCAACCAAGTCTCTAATCGAGTCAATATTAACTTGCGGTCAAGCTTCTTCGCCCCGTCCCGAATTTGTCTGTAAAAGTTGCTCTCCGTCGTGTTGGTCTTCTTCTTGGTCGCTTCCTCCCATGGGAGTAACGTCGATGATGTTTGACTCATAGGTATCTCTTAATTCGTCTAAGGCTTTCATAACTTCTTCTTTACTCATTTGGTCAATCGAGCCATGTCGTATTTCAGATTTACTGACGTAGATGTCTCCTTGAGCTTGACCTCGACGATACTCCGCTTGAACTGCGGCAGAATAAGCCCCGTTCTGAATAGCTAAGTCCCGAATGTTTTGTAGATCCCGAACATGACGCTGATAAGTAATGCCATATTTGGCGTCCAGTTCATCTCGATATGCTTTGATTGCCGCCACAATATGCGGACAGATCAAAGGGTTTGTCATTTCATACGCTCTGGTATGTGCGCTTGAGGGCGGAAATCCCGCGTTGATAGCGGCTTCTCTCATGGTTATCTGGCCGTCGTTGCTAACAAGCTCCTTAACAAATAGCTCCTGACGGCGCGTAAGTTTTTTACTTCTTAGCTTATTTAGCTTGTCTTTATCTGCAACGGCATTTCGTTTAGTTCTAGGCATTCAAGTCTCCGACAGTTAAAAGCAGTATCGGAGATAAAATATAGTCCCTTTTCTTATATAGAGCAAAATTCAAAAAATATTTTTTTGACCAAGACCCCCCGCTAACGCACTTTTGATTCTTTGATTTCTTGGTTACATATTTATGGTTACATGGTGTAACGGTTTATGTAACTGCTGAAAGTATTGATACATATAGTATAGAGCGATTTGGTTACACGGTTACACCGGTTACGGGTGTTTTTCGTAAAAATATTTTTTCTAATTTTCCTGCTATATAAGTAACGTGCGTTTTTTGTAACCCAAAAAAGAAAAGCCCCGTGAGCCGTGGCCTACGGAGCCTGATCCTTTGTTACGCAATCTGTAACGGTTACACCGCGGGCTGTTTTTCCTCTTAACCTGCTTTTTTATTTACAAGATGATAGTCGTGAATAATTGTTCCCAACTTGGCATCACCTGCCCAGTATGGTTGAACCCATTTACGCTTGATTAACCCACTTTTATAGTGGATTGTTCGCCAGTGACCACGTCTCAAGTGTTTACGCTGACGGGTTATGCACTGTTTGAATATCTTTCCATACAGCTTGACCCCCGCATCTTTGGGTAGGTTGATCTCGACAACCTTTACCTCGTTGATGGGCTCGTGCAATACCAAATGCTTTTCGATATCGTCGTTGTCCACGATCTCTATGTCGCGCTCTACTTCACGTTGATAGTTCAATAGACCAAGAACCGCAATTACGAAACGTAAGTCCATGGCCCACGAATGTCCATCAAGCCATTCCGAAGAAGGAGTTCCGTTGTTTATAAAATTTATGTAATCTGCTTGCCAGTTACTGGCATATCGATCTTTTGTAAGTGGAGCAAACAAATGCTGACAAAAGCCAAATCGTAAAAACAGCCCGTTCAAGAAAGCCTTTTGAGCTTTTTTATTCGAGTAATAATCAACATATTCTTGTGTTAATATTTCTATACCTCTCTTTTCTGTAGAGTGCTTTTGGTAGTCCTCCCTCGACATGGGTTTTCCGGTACGAAAGTCGATTAGCAGTCTTTCATTAAGCTCTCTTTCCTCCTCACCATAGGAAAACAAAGCTCCACATTTGGGTGCTATAAGTGTTTGCTCGTTTGACTCAGGACGGTGAATAAATTTATGAAGCTCAAACCAATTATTTTCAAAACCCATCCGTGGGGTGAGGCGGTAATCGGGATACCATTCTGGATTAATGGTTCTTTCGCGTACCCTTTTAGCCCTTTCTTTTGGACTGGCTTGTTCAGCTTCAAACTGGTTATAATTTTCCCAACCAACCTTCTGTATTAAATAACCAAATCGTACTCCCGTCATCTCTCTACTAAACCCCGGATCCCATTCAATCCACATCGAATTAAATGCGGGAATGCCTGTCATGAACGCATTCAATAAATCTTTTGGCGGCATCTCACAGGCCTCTATAGCGTGTTCAATCAAGCTTTGCCCAATGTTTATCTTGGTTGCGTTTTGAAAAATGTTATGTGTTTCTCTGAGGAGAAATTTTTCTCGTCCTTCAAAGTTTTTACACATCTTCTTAATAGCCTTTTTGTCCCCCTGCTCCTTCAGGTTCAGTACATCTGTGTCATAAAGTTTAATAGCCGCCGCTACTGCCTCTGATCTAGAACGTTTACCAAACGCTTTGTGAAAAGACGTTAAGTTTATCGACGCTTCGCTAATCGCGTCGTGTGTTGGATAATTGCTCATATCTCGTCCTCCTGTTCTTCTTCAAAACCATCGGGCTCAAAAGTCTTAACAAGGTGTTGCCAAAGCAGTGAGTCATACTTGACTTCATCATAAGTCTGACGTGGCAGTTCAGTGATCTCAGTGATCTCAAGAACGGCTCCGGTCTCTTCGTCTGCTTCGTAATAAACTTCATAAGATTTTTCTAACCAATGTCGGTAATCGACGTGGTCTATTATTTCAGTGTGGATCGCTTTCATTCGTTTAATCATGACTAAAATCCCGTTTGTTGACCGAAACATTAAAGTATGCGCTTATCGCATACTTGTCAACCTCTACACATAAAAAAATCCCCGAGGGTCATAGGGGCGACGCCACGGGGATTTTCAGAGTCAACTACGGGAATAGTTGTATGTCGAGAGTCATGATAATGACTTATCAGATGATTGCAACCTTTTTCTTTCATTTTGTCGGGCAAGTTCACCGACTAGCCTTGCAAATTCACCAAGCTCCTCTCGGTTTGCAAGGTAGCCGCGCCCTCCAATACCCTCCATGCAGAGTGTGAAATTTTTATCGCGGACGATACCCGCTTTGTATGCGAGGTCATGAACAAGGTCAGACACTGTCTCTACCGCGAAGGGTTATCTCTAACCATATCGCTCGATCTTCAACCTTTTTCGCTTTTTTATATAGGCGCTTGGCTTTGGCATTCAAGTAACCCAAGTACCAACGTTTAAGAGCGATCACGCTTTTTGCCCCTAGACGGCGCGGTGTGTTGGTATAAGCCACAGGTAGTTTTTTCTTTCTTACCAATTTTAGACTGCCGAACTTTTTCGCCACGACGTGCATTGATTGCGCTATTGCCTTCCACATTTCTACAATTTAACTCCGCTACTAGCATGGATCTCTTTGGGCGATACGAAGTATCCAGAACATAATACTTGTTATTTTTATTTTTGAACATGCGGTGCGTGAGCCGTGATTCGCGGACTAGGAAGTCCAGTTCTTCCATTGCGTCCAGTGGATTGTCGAACAGTGTTGCGCTAGTCATAGACGTTTATCCGACGGGGATCTTTCTTGTTTCCATACCGGTGTTGCTTGTCGAAGCCCTGCTCGATGTACGTTTCAAAGATCAGGCGCAGTTGTCCGGAGATAGTTCTGCCATCTTTCTGAGCAAGATCCTTAATTTCCTCGTATACGTCACGGGGAACAAGCACACTTTTCCAACGTTGTGTATCCATAGGCCCCTCCTTATCTGCGATTATATGCGAATCTATGCGAACATACAATAAAAAAGCCGCCCGAAGGCGGCTCTGATTATTTTTTACTAATCGTCACTTTGAAGTGCTTCTCATGAAGCAGACAATTACTGATTTCGTTTATTGCATGACTCAACTCAGTGACTTGATCTTCAGTCCAATCGAAACCATTGCGTCCTTCGATAAAATCGTCGCCTATATAAACAGACCCTTCGCCTAAGACCCATTCCAAGCCTGCGGCTATCCTTTTATTTACTTTGATGGTTCTAATGCTCATTTCCCCCTCCTGTCTTCAGTAACATAGAGCCACTGTTCACCAGCCATAAAAGGAATTTTTCTAGCAACTGCTTTTTCTGCCGGAGTCCAAGGGTAATCGTCAGGATCTTCAATCATGGTTGAACCTGAACCCTCACCAAAGACTGATCTTAAAACACTCATTTCGGTATCGCTCAAGTTGATGCGATAACCTCTTTTTAGTCTTGTTACTTTCATTACTCATCCCCTATTAGAAGTGCCGCCCCGAAGGGCGG